ATTCAATGTAGTAGCAACAATTAGTGATGGATCAGCAATTTCTTATCAGTGGCAAGAAAGAAACCAGTTCAACACGTTTGTAGATATGCCAGGAGAGACAGGAACGTCTCTGGTGATTGCAAACACGTCTTATGTTGATGATGACGGTAGAGTATTCCGTTGTAAGATTAGTTCAATATACAATCAAGAAAAAATATCAAATTCAGCAACTCTGACGGTCACACCTGCAAATATCACGATTACAGTCAATCCTAATGACGTTACAGGTGTCAATGGATCCACAGCAACATTCAATGTCACAGCAACGTTGGATGTTCCTGGTACGTTAGTTTACCAGTGGCAGAAGCGAGAATTGAATGAACAGATCTTCAATGACATTTCTGGTGCTAATTCTGCGACATATACAACAGCAGCATTGAATTCAGCAACAGACAGTGGTGACTCTTATCGTTGTAAGGTTACTAATGTCAATGCTGCTGCTCCTGTATTCTCTGAGATTGCAACAATCATTACTTATGATTATGACATGTATGTTTCTCCTGCCATCACATCAGGACTTACGAACGAAACTGTCAACAACTGGATCTTTGCTGTACATGGTCCATTGATCATTGATGCTCATAATTTCAGTACAAGAGACTTTACTTTGATTCCTTATCAGGATCAGAGTCGTCGTATTTGGATGTGGGGAGAAGGTAGAAACAATGTCAGAGCAGGTTATTCAACAGGATCATACAATTTTGTACAGAATCAAAAATACCTAGCACAAGTTGATACTGGTGGTGGTGATGCTGGTACATCATATGGATGGGTCAGTAACAGTAAGGGTGGTGGATATGCAGGTCTCTTCACAGGAACCTCTGCATCGCAGTCTAATGCCCTTATGATCGCTGGTGGTGCTGGTGGTGCTGGATTTGGTCATGGATCGTCTCCTGGCGGCACTGGAGGCGGTCAGAGCGGTGGTGGAGGTACAACTTCCAGTGATACTCAAATCGGATCTACTGGAGGTGGTGCTGGTACTCAGTCCTCTGGTGGTAATGGTGGAGGTGCTGGTGGTAGTGCTGGTAGTGGACTACAAGGTGGTCGTGGCGGCGATGGTCAGCAGCAAGGATACCCCAACGCTGGAGGCGGCGGTGGAGGCGGCGGCGGATGGTATGGTGGTGGCGGTGGTGGCGGAGGAAACGACGCTGGATCTGGCACCCGTAATGCATCTGGCGGTGGTGGTGGATCAGGTTACATTCACTCCACTATTGTTTCTGGCGTTACTGGAGTCTCATCTGACAATCAGGATGATAACCAAGGACCTGGAGGAAATCCAAACTCTAGAATTGTTATTGAGTCTGCAATCGAAGGACCATTCACTGCACAAGGAAGTATTGCAGAATATCCAGTTACTATGTCCAATAGACCTGCTTATGGTTGGTATACAAGATCTGGTGGAGGTGAGAGCACACCAACATCGGGTGTACGTCAACTTGTTATTCTTTGGGCAGGTCAGGTCATTTATGATGGAAACAGTTCTATCATTGTCAATGGTACAGCAACAATTGGAGCATACAAGTACATCCCAGGCACATATAGACCAAATTCCGTTTATGGTTGGGCATCTAATGGCACTTCTCCTGGAACACAGTCTCCTCCAAATGGAGACTTCTGTAACTCCTTCGATATCAGCAGAGAGGGTTGACACGACTCTCTCCATGCTTTATAATGAATCCGTAATCAATTTGATCTAATGGCAAAAGTCAAATCTTTTCTGAAGTCTGAATGGCAGCCTGGTCCTCCCAAGAAAACTCGTCAGGGATCGGGAAAGCATACCAAATATGCTTCTACGAGTCGTAATGCTGCTCGTAAGCGTAGTCGAGGTCAAGGCAAGGGATAAATAAAAGAAACCCCTTGTGAGATGAGTTGTCTAATTACTAACTTACCATCAGTAGAAGTATGGGTTCGCAAAGAATATCTTACTGATCATCAGTTTGGTCATGGTGAGTTTGTCAAAGGCGTCTGGGTGTCGGCTAAGTCGATGCCTGGACGCGCTTTTTATTTTGAGACATATTTACCAGAATATGCCGCAATGTATGACAAACTACCAATTAGTGCCTTTTTGTCTGAACCTGTAACTCCAGATCCAGACATGAATCTTCCAAATCTTCAATTTTGGAACTGTATGGACTATGGTGTAGTCTCTGTTACTAAACAATTCATTGGTTCAATGGATTTTGAGTGCTACACACGCGATCATGGCATTCAAAAAGGTACTTATGTATGTACTTTGGACAACTATCACCAAGATCCAGACGTGGTTGACTATGCAACAAGCGAAAATCCCGCTGAACACAAGTCACATAACCTAATTGAACTTGAAAATGGTCAATATGCACTGTATCCAAACAACAGATTACGCATTTTTGACAATAGTTTGACTCCAGAAACCCCCAAAATGCCCGATTTCAAGGTTTCAACCCAATATTACTCAGTTGAGAATGGTTTTGATCGTCTTGGAATGGGTCGTGAAGACGAATATTTTTGGAAAACAGCAAAAGAACGGGATAGCAACCCCGAAAAAAGTTCTGATTCACTAAATCAGGAGTAAAAATGTCACATCCACAACATTTAGACGGTTCTGTAGACAAAGGCGACATGTTTATGGAATCTGGAATGACTCTAATTACCGAAGTTGAGTCAGAAAAGTGGTTGAAAATCCACGAACAGAACAAAAAGCGAGCAGCTGCTAGACCACCAGAGGATAGACTTTCTAGACCATGTGGGGGTCAGGGCGGATTCGATGATTTTGTAGAAAGATGGTCTGAATAGTAAACTAAATAAATATAACCCGACTTTGTATAGTGCCTCATGGCGCAACCTATCATACTGTCAAGATCATTCAAAGACTTAGCATTTAGTTTTGGAAAGCATCCTAAAACTAGTGATTTGCTCATCAAGAAAAATGAGCAAGCGATAAAAGCTGCTGTAAAGCACTTGATTCTTACATCTCCTGGAGAAAGACCATTTCAACCAGAGCTTGGAACAGGAATTAGAAAACTGCTTTTTGAAAATCTAGATTTTGGTACAGCAGCTAGAATCTCTCAAGAGATTTCTAGAACTATCAAAAAATATGAGAAGCGAGTTATTTTGAACAGGGTTAGAGTAAACCCTGACCCAGATAATAATAGATTCGATGTTACTATCGAATTTGAAATCATTGGTCAACCGAACCCTCAAGAAATAGAATTCTACTTAGAGAGCACTAGGTAATAATGGCAAACACTAAACTTACCGAATTAGATTTTGAGAATATCAAATCTTTATTGAAAGATTATCTCAGAAATAATACAGACTTTACCGACTACGATTTTGAAGGTTCTGCCCTTTCAAACATCGTAGATCTTCTTGCATATAACACCCATTACCAATCATTCGTTGCCAACATGGTCGCGAATGAGTCTTTTCTGGATTCTTCTATCCTGAGAGACAATGTTGTCCTACATGCTAAAAATCTTGGTTATCTTCCAAGATCTGCAAAGTCTTCTAGTGCTCTCTTCAACTTCAATGTATTTTCAACATTTGGTGGTTTGATTGGTAGTTCTCCTGGTTCAATTACGATCAAGGCAGGAACAGTTTTCAATGCAGTCAAAGACAAAGTAACTTACTCTTTATCAACTCCTGTTGATATCGTTTCACCAATTACTTATATTGACCCACTAAGTCCTGGATTGGGAGGAACGGCAGCGTTTACTGCAGTAAGATTATATGAGGGTACGTATATTTCTACAACTTTTGACGTAGATTACTCAAATCTCGATCAAAGGTTTATTGTTCCAAATACTGGAATTGATCTTGATACATTGATTGTGAAAGTTCAACCAAATTCTCAGTCAACAGAACAAACCGTATATACAAGAGGAGTAAATATTACTCAAATCAACTCTGAAAGTAAAGTATACTTTGTTCAAGAAATTGAAGATGAAAAATACGAGATTGTTTTTGGTGACGGTGTTATTGGTGAAAAACTTGCTAACGGTTCAAGAATCGTAGTTACCTATATCGTTTCTAGTGGAGCAGATGCAAATGGTATTCAGGGTAATAGCAATTTCATCTTTTCTGGAAATGCTGTAAATAATCTGTTGGTAACTCCAACTTCACAAACAGTTACTATTGCTAATGCACCAACAACCGAAGGTGGTGCTCAACCAGAAACTATTGACTCAATCAAGTTTCAGGCACCAAGATTCTACGCAACACAAAATAGAGCAGTAACAGTTGCAGACTATGCCACTATCGTTCGATTTGTTTATCCAAATGTAGATGATATTTTCGCTTATGGTGGTGAAGAAGCAAGTCCTCCAGAATATGGAAGAGTAAAGATTGTAATTCGACCCAAATCAGGTGAAATTCTTTCTGCTAGCACAAAAACCTTCATTACTCAAAAACTAAGGCAATATAAAGTAGCATCCCTTTCTACTGACATTGTAGACCCATCAGTATTATATCCTGTAGTAAACAGTACAATTTATTATAATGCCCAGACAACCACAAAAACCTCTTCTGAAATCAGAAGTTTGGTAGAAAGTGCAATTGATTTGTATGAAGCTTCAAC